CGGCATTTTTCGCCGTCAGCCGCCCGTCCGGTGTCAGGGAAAATGCCGGAGGATTGCCGCCACTGGTGATGGTGGGAGCCGTCAGATACTTCAGGAACACTTCGTTCATGAATATCTGGTTGCCCTGCGCCACAAACATCGGCGTTTCATTCCCGTTTGCCGGGTCAATAAACGCGATACGGTTAGCAGCAACCAGGAACTGGCTCAGTTTGCCTTCCTCCGTATCCTCCATACTAAGGCCAAGCCCCGCGACATAATGCCTGCCGTCTTCGGTCTGCTCAATTTTGACGCCCCACATGGCATTCCATTTATCGTTGGCGTCCTTCCACTCTTTCGAAAACTCCTCCAGTTTGCTGGCGTTATCCTCCGTCAGCTCGACTTTTTCCAGCAGCTCCTTGCCGAGATGGGATTCAGTTATCTGGCCTTTGAAAAAATCCAGGTAACCTTCCGCATCATCGCTCGCCCGACCGACAGCCTCCACGAATGCCGATTTGCCAACAGTATTCACACTGCGGATATAAAAATAATAATCATGGCCCGGTTTGATATTGATACTGGCAGCTATCCAGTACAGCGCCGTGCCAAGATAGCGGGCTGTGGTTTCAACCTGCCTGATATCCGCAATCCGCTTTTCCGAGAACCAGAACTCAAACTGTACAGTCGGATCATAAACCGCAAGATGCGGCGTGGCGGTTATCTGAAAATAGCCCGGCGTCAGCTCAATCCGCGATGGCGCTGCCGGTGCGGCAATCCGGAACGATACCGATGCCGGATCGCCCTGCTGCCCCCACGCATTTACCGCCCGGACTGTCAGACTGTAATTTCCCAGCGCCAGTTGCGTGAATCGGTATGTGGTTTCCGTCGTCCGGGCCGTGCTGACCAGCCGCTCACTGCCGTCATCCGCTGCCACGGTCAGGCGAAGCATAAAGCTCACGCCCTTCACCACCTTCGGCGTATCCCAGCGCGCCAGCACCTGGTATTCCCCGCTGTCTGCGGTGACTTCTGCGGTCAGGTGTTGCACTGCTGGCGGCGTGACACCATTCACCGTGCCGCTCTGGTCGCCGTCAAAGTACGCCCCGTTATCCACGATGGCCTCTTTTTCCGGTACATGCTGCACGGCGGTGATGGCATACGTGCCGTCGTCGTTCTCACGGATACTCACGCAGCGGAACAGGCGCTGGCGCAGCGTCGGCAGCTTCAGCCCCCACACGCTGTATTCAGCAACACCGTCAGGAACACGGCTCACTTTCACCTTCACGCCGTCGGTGACGGACTGAACCTCCACGCTGACCGGATTGCCACTTCCGTCAACCAGGCTTATCAGCGTGGTACCGGAGGATGGCAGCGTGATTTCACGGTCGAGCGTCAGCGTCCGGGTCTGGCTGTTCACCGCCAGCACGCGACCACCGGTGCTGATACCGGCATAGTCATCATCGCAGATTTCAATAACATCGCCCGGTACATGGCGAAGCCCTTCTGCGCCGACGCTGAAATCCACGGTCTGCGTCTCCAGCAGCTCCGTTTTAATCAGCCACAGCCCGGCGCGGTGTGCCTGCCCCCGGCTGGTACAGCCAAAGGCATCCATCTTCGTGACATTACGACCGTAACGGGCAATGGCCTGCGTATCTTCAACAAGCTCTGTCGCCGTCTCCCAGCCGTTATCCGGGTCAATCCAGTTCACCTCAACGGCATTATGGCGGTCCTTCAGGGCGCTGAAACTGTAGCGGAACGGCGCGCCATCATCCGGCATCACCACATTACTGCGGTTATAGGTCCATACCTTATCCGATGGCCGGTCCTGCACGAACGTCAGCGTCTGCCCGTTCCATACCGGCATACAGCGCATCGCCGAACAGAAATCGCTGAGCACATCCCACGCCTTGCGCTGTGTGGTCAGCCAGGCATTACAGGTGATACGCGGCTCCGTGCTGCCAAAGCCGTCCGGCACCGACTGGTCGCAGTAGTGGCCGATAACATACAGCGCCCATTTATCCACATCTGCCGCACCAAGACGTTTCCCCATGCCGTAGCGCGGGTGGGTCAGCATATCCCACAGACACCAGGCCATGTTGTTGCTGTATGCCGGTTTAAACGTTCCGTCCCAGATACCGCTGTATTGCCGCGTCTGCGGGTTATAATTCGACGGCACCTGCAGAATACGCCCGCGCAGATGATAATTACGGCTCACCTGCTGGCTGCCGAACTGCTCCGAATCCACCTGCACGCCGACCAGTGCCGTGTTCGGGTAGCACTGTTTCACATCGATGATTTCGGTGTATGACGACCAGAGCGTTTTGTTCTGCAGCTGGTCTGTGGTGCTGTCCGGTGTCATCCTGCGCATCCGGATATTGAACGGGCGCGGAGGCAGGTTATCCACCACCACCGAGGCCAGATACTGCGAGGTGGTTTTGCCCTTAATGGTGATGTCTTTTTCCGTCACCCAGCCACCGTTACGCTGTATCTGAACCAGCAGGCGAACTTCCGACGGATTCCTGTCACCCTTTGAGGTGGTTTCCACCAGTGCCTGCACACCGAAGGTAAAGCGCAGACGGTCGATGTTTGCAGACGTGATGGTCCGGGTGATCGGCGTGTCGTATTTCACTTCCGTACCCAGCACCGTCTCGGAGCCGGAGGATTCAAACCCCTCCGGCGGTGTCTGCTCCTGTTCACCTGCCCGGAACACCACCGTGACACCGGCGATGTTGGTATTCCCCTCACTGTCCAGCACCGGTGTACTGTTCAGCAGCACGCTTTTTAATCCATCCACCGGACCTTCAATCGGCCCTTCGCTGATGGCATCAATCACACTCAGTAACTGCGTGGATTTCAGGTTGTCCTTCGCTTCGCGCGGGGTATGCCCCTTACTGCTGCCTTTACCCATTCGTCATGCTCCATAAACGACAAAACCGCCCGCAGGCGGTTTCACATAAAATATTTTGCATCATCGACCAATCACCACAACCTGACCACCGTCCCCTTCATCTGCCGTGCTGATCTCCTGAGATACCACACGTGACCCCACGCGCATTTCACCATACAGAACCGGCAGAACATTGCCCTGGGCAACCATGTTATCCAGTGAGGAGAAATAGGTGTTCTGCTTACCGTTATCCGTTGTCTGTGTGCGGGGAGTTCTGGCTTTCGGTGCCAGCATCTGAGCCACACCGCCGAGCACCATACTGGCACCGAGAGAAAACAGAATGCCGGTCATACCACCGGCCCCAATGGCTGTCCCCCATGCTGCAAGGGTGGCTCCGGCGGTAAAGAATGATCCGGCAATGGCGGCTGCCCCCAGGACAATCTGGAATACGCCACCTGACTTGGCCCCGGCGACTCTGGGAACGATATGAATCACAGCGCCGTCAGGCAGATCCTCATGTAACTGCGCCGTTAATCCGGACGTGCTGACATCCTGCCCGGCAATACGTACCTGATACCAGCCGTCGCTCAGTTTCTGACGAAACGCAGGGAGCTGTGTGGCCAGCGCCCGGATGGCTTCGGCCCCCGTTTTCACACGAAGGTCGATGCGGCGGCCAAATCGTTGTAAATCCCCGTAAAGGCAGATGCGCGCCATGCCCGGTGACGCCAGAGGGAGTGTGTGCGTCGCTGCCATTTGTCGGTGTACCTCTCTCGTTTGCTCAGTTGTTCAGGAATATGGTGCAGCAGCTCGCCGTCGCCGCAGTAAATTGCGGCGTGATTCGGCACCGATGAACCAAAACAGCACAGCAGCACATCGCCCGGCTGTGCCGCTGACAACGGCACCTGATACAGCCCCGTCGCCTCCAGATTATCCAGATAGAGATTCTGGCCGTTACGCCACCAGTCATCCTCACGATGAAAGTCCGGCATCCCAATCCCCGCCAGATGATAAGCATCCCGGAACAGTGTGTAACAGTCCGTCACACCGTGCCCAAAGCGCCGCCCGGTGAGATGCGGCACACAGCGGAACTTATGAATCGTCCCCCGGCAGACCAGCCACCACGGCAAATCACTCTGCACCTGCAGCCGCCGGTCGGCCTCACTCAGCCAGGGCAGACCACCGGGGTGGCTGTGGACCAGCGCCACAATCTCACCCTGCATTTCTGCCTGCAGCCAGTCTTCCGGCGACATACGGAAATACGCCTCCGGCTCACCGGAGATATTCACGCAGGGAAAATATCTTTCCCCCTCCGGCGTTCTCACCACGAAGCCGCACGACTCCGCTGGCGCACATCGCCGGGCGTGCGCCAGAATCGCTGATTCTGTCTCTGTCATGGGATTTACTGCGAAAGTTTGTTAATGGAAAGGAAGCCGCCAAAGTTGCCGACGTTATTGCGAAACTTACAGCCACTCAGGCATTTGCTGCATTTATCCTTCGTGATATCGGACGTCGGCTGGTCATATTCATCCGCGACAGCCGGACCGTTATAACCGCACTCATCACCGCGATAGGTCCAGGTGCAGGTATTAGCCAGCATGATGCGCCCCGGAAAAACAGCACCATCCGTTTCCGTCGGCGTGGACAGTACAAAGGAGGCACTCACCGCGCTCAGTTCGCTGCACTGCTCGATGCGCCAGCGGCTGATCACCTCCTGCTCCGGATCGGCGTCGCTGTTTCCGTTGACGAAGTTCACCGCATCCAGAAAACGGGCATAAACCTTACGCCTGACCACCGTTCCGCCGACCAGACTCTGCAGGTCTTCCGCCATCCCGGTGACCATACCGTACAGGTTAGAAACCGTCAGCGTGGGACGCGTACTGGTGCCTTTGCCATTCAGTTCGAAACCACTCCCCTGAATGGGATACGCCTGATACTGCCGCCCCTGCCAGGTGACCGGCTCACCTTTTTCGTTCTGCTCATTACAGAAAAAATAACGTTCTCCACCAACCTCTGTCAGATCGATTTCCCAGAGCACCACGCAGGCAGACTGCTCCGCACGGGTGCATTCATTCAGTGTTTCCTGCCGGATATCCTGCATCAGTTCACCACCTGTTCAAACTCTGCGCTGAACTCAACACGTAACATACTGACCCGCGACGACCATTTTGCGCAGGTCACCTTTATCTGCCTGTAACCATAAGGCGGCGTCCACAGAAAGCCCTTCCAGCCCCCGTGCTCAGCCAGAAACGACTCCAGCGCTGTTGCCTCCTCGCGGGAGACAGAAAGCGTCACGCTGTACGTTTTCAGGTTGGCATTCAGCCCGGCAGGCGCTCGCTGGGAATAGCCATCACCAAAGCGCACCTTTCTTACAGAAGGGGCCGAAGCCACATCCATACCGGGTTTCACTTTCCAGCGGAAGGTTTTCATCGTCCACCTCCGGAGAACAGGCCACCATCACGCATCTGTGTCTGAATTTCATCACGGGCACCCTTGCGGGCCATGTCATACACCGCCTTCAGAGCAGCCGGACCTATCTGCCCGTTCGTGCCGTCGTTGTTAATCACCACATGGTTATTCTGCTCAAACGTCCCGGACGCCTGCGACCGGCTGTCAGCCAGACTGCCCGGTGTACCGACATAACCACCGGTGGCATAGCCGCGCATCAGCCGGTAGAGATTCCCCACGCCAATCCGGCTGGTTGCCTCCTTCGTGAAGACAAATTCACCACGGTGAACAATCCCCGCTGGCTCATATTTGCCGCCGGTTCCTGTGAATCCTCCGGTTGCAAAATGGAATTTCGCCGCAGCGGCCTGAATGGCTGTACCGCCTGACGCGGATGCGCCGCCACCAACAGCCCCGCCAATAGCGCTGCCGATACTCCCGACAATCCCCACCATTGCCTGCTTAAGCAGAATTTCTGTCATCATGGACAGCACGGAACGGGTGAAGCTGCGCCAGTTCTGCTCACTGCCGGTCAGCATCGCTGCCATATTCTGTGCAATACCATCAAAGGTCTGCGTGGCTGCACTTTTTACCTGCGACATACTGTCCGTGGCGCTCTCTTCCCACTCACTCCAGCCGGACTTCAGGCCTGCCATCCAGCTCCCGCGAAGCTGGTCTTCAGCCGCCCAAGTCTTTTTCTGCTCTGACATGACGTTATTCAGCGCCAGCGGATTATCGCCATACTGTTCCTTCAGGCGCTGTTCCGTGGCTTCCCGTTCTGCCTGCCGGTCAGTCAGCCCCCGGCTTTTCGCATCAATGGCGGCCCGTTTTGCCCGTTGCTGCTGTGCGAATTTATCCGCCTGCTGCGCCAGCGCGTTCAGGCGCTCCTGATACGTAACCTTGTCGCCAAGTGCAGCCAGCTGGCGTTTGTACTCCAGCGTCTCATCTTTATGCGCCAGCAGGGATTTCTCCTGTGCAGACAGCTGGCGACGTTGCGCCGCCTCCTCCAGTACCGCGAACTGACTCTCCGCCTTCCACAAATCCCGGCGCTGCTGGCTGATTTTCTCATTTGCTCCGGCATGCTTCTCCAGCGTCCGGAGTTCTGCCTGAAGCGTCAGCAGGGCAGCATGAGCACTGTCTTCCTGACGATCGCCCGCAGACACCTTCACGCCGGACTGTTTCGGCTTTTTCAGCGTCGCTTCATAATCCTTTTTCGCCGCCGCCATCAGCGTGTTGTAATCCGCCTGCAGGATTTTCCCGTCTTTCAGTGCCTTGTTCAGTTCTTCCTGACGGGCGGTATATTTCTCCAGCGGCGTCTGCAGCCGTTCGTAAGCCTTCTGCGCCTCTTCGGTATATTTCAGCCGTGACGCTTCGGTATCGCTCTGCTGCTGCGCATTTTTGTCCTGTTGAGTCTGCTGCTCAGCCTTCTTTCGGGCGGCTTCAAGCGCAAGACGGGCCTTTTCACGATCATCCCAGTAACGCGCCCGCGCTTCATCGTTAACAAAATAATCATCCTTGCGCAGATTCCAGATGTCGTCTGCTTTCTTAAACGCAGCCTCTGCCTTAATCAGCATCTCCTGCGCGGTATCAGGACGACCAATATCCAGCACCGCATCCCACATGGATTTGAAGGCCCGCGCTGTCCTGTCTGCCCAGGTCTCCAGCGTGCCCATGTTCTCTTTCAGGCGGCGGGTCTGGTCATCAAACCCTTTCGTTGCGGCCTCGTTCGCCGCCTGCAATGCCCCGGCTTCATCGCCGGAACGCTGCAACTGAGCAACATACGCAATCTGCTCCGCCGTCACGTTATGGAACTGGCGTGCCATCGCTGTCAGCCCTGACGTCGGGTCTGTGGTCAGCTTCCCGAAGGCTTCAGCGACCTTGTCCACCTCCACGCCGGATGCAGAAGAGAAACGCGCCACACTCTGGCTGATGGACGCAATCTGAGCCTCACCGCTTACCCCCGCCTTAACCAGTGCACTGAGTGACTCGCTGGTCTGGTTAAACGTCAGCCCTGCCGCCTGCCCGGCTCTGGACAGGACCAGCATACGATCTGCCGTCAGACCCGACTGATTACCGGAAAGGACCAGCGTTTTGTTGAAATCGGACAGGGTTGAGTCACCCTGATACCAGGCATACGCCAGCGCACCGGTCGCCACCGCCAGCGAGGTGGCCCCGACCATCGGCAGGGGGATCGCACCGGCAAGCCCCCGGAACATGGGGATCATCCCGCCGAAGGAGTCCTTAACCTGACCACCCTGTTGCAGCAGGATCAGCCACGGGCTTTGCCCGCCTGCAAGCTGCGTGGCCACGTCGGTGAACTGTGCAGGCAGCATACGCATGGCGGCTTTATACTGCCCGACGGAAATCCCCGCTTTCTGTGCAGCCAGCGCCTGTCGGCTCAGCGACTTTTCAACGACTGCCGCTGTTTTTTTCGCATCAGTTTCCGTGCCGGAAAAATGACGCCTGACTCTGGCCATCTGCTCGTCAAATCTGGCCGCATCCAGACTTAAATCAACGACCAGATCGCCTACCGGTTCAGCCATACCGGACTCCTCCTGCGATCCCTTCTGATACTGTCATCAGCATTACGTCATCCTCCGTCATGTCCGCCACATCCGGGGAAGCGGGGATAACTTCTTTCCCATCCGGGCCAAAACGAACGCCTCCGGCAAGCCCTGCTGCTTTCTGCATCAGCACATCATCTTCAGGCTCTTCGTCAGCCTCGCGCCGGTTCAGCAGACTGAAATCCAGCGGATGCATATCCGGATCGCTGAAAAACAGGTGATTAGACTTGAGATAAATGACAGGGAATAAGTGAGATATTTATGGGAAGAACTGGGTCAAAATGGGAAGAGACTAGGAGGAATATGCAATAACCTTACAGTATGTGAAAATCAGACCGGCCCGAAAAAAAACAGAACTCGCGCCAGCCTGATTGCAGATATTACTCTTTTTTCTCCGTATCTGCATCGGGTTCATCAGCAAATAGCTTGCCCTGCATCCGATCCAGTTCTTCTTTTCTTACCCGCTTAACCACGCTGTAGACCCACTGAAGCGAAACACCAAATTTGCGGGCCAGTTCGTGGTGGTTGCGTCCGTTAAACTCCCTGAAGATTTCCCGGTCGCGCTGACTGACCTTCCATACCATGCCCATCGGGAAATAAACGTTTTGCCCGCCCCAGACCTGCATCATTCGGTTCGCGACGGCCTGACCAATCTGGTCGGCAACTTCGGGCTCAATATCAATAATCTCGCGAACGGTCTCAGAGGTATGCTGTGCCAGTTCCACCAGGAGTTCCGGCCCCTTACTTCGAAACTGATTCAGGTCGCTCATGTTTGACTCCCGCAGCTCTGCGCTGCCACTTCTTCAGTTTCTCAATAACACTGCTTGCCTGTTCAGTACTGAGCCAGCGCAGGGCGCTGATGCCCGTTTCCCGCTTGATCCACCTCGCTAATGCATTTTCTGAACGGTCACGAACAATGCCGGCAGCAGCCATTTCAAGCCATAGCGCACGAATTTTCCTGGACTGCGGATGGTTATCCAGCGGTAAACCGGAGCTGGCTTTTCTGGCTGGTTTAACGCGAAAGCCTTTCTTTTTCATGGATTCCAGCACGCAGTTTAGTTGTGTGGTATCCATTCCTTTGGTTGAGGCTTTACCGGTCAGCCCCTGTAACATCTGGCGGTAGGTGTCTTCATCCATACCCAGTTCATTACGGGCAATATGGATAAGCTGTATCAGGCGTTTTTTCTGCATATCATCTCCTTTTTTTCAGTCTGTCGGCAACAATGTCGGTTGCAGCTGGCAGGGTGACTGGCCAGAACAACATGACGGCGGTCATGTACAGGATGTAATGCGCGGTGTCGTAGTGCCTGCCATAGCCCAGGGAACGATGAAGTCTTGCGCTGCATGATCCTGCGTACATATACCAGAAAAGAAAACAGACAATGGTTTCAGTAGTCATTCTGAATACCTCCCCATTCGATATGAATATTACGGGCAGCAATGACAGGGTCGTTATTCCACCATGCACCTGACATGTATTTTTCAACCTGTTCGCGTCCGGCAATAACACCAATTGTGATCCCCGGCCTGACGTTCTTAAAAAAGGCGCGGGCAAAAAGGTATCTGGCAGATATTCGGCAGGCTTTTAATTTCCGGCTGTTACCTGATAGCGTAATCATCTGGCCTCCAGTTTCTGTTGTTCCTGCCCACTGACCGGGCGGTGCAGTCTGACGTTCTGCCCTTCACGAAACCCCGCATAGCGCGAGGCGTCGCCATTGCGGCTTCTTCCCGGTTTACGCGCCCTGGTGGTTTGCGTTTGCGGGTATTTATGTTCCAGCCACTGTTGCATCAGTTCACGCTCATCATCGGTCAGGGCAAAGGACTGTATTTCACTGATAACGGCCAGTACCCAGCCTTCAGCAAACTGGTTTCCACGGCTGGTACGGGTGGCGTTTTTTATTCTTTTGTTCTGTGCGCTGATATACTGCTGACGCGCCTTTTTCAGTTGGCGGACCAGCACTTCCCAGGTGTATGCAGCCAGTGCCGCTCGTTCCCGGTTACCGTAGAACCCCACAGACGGATGCGTGCCGGGGTGAATGATGGAGTTAACACCAAATGCCTCGCGGATGATGTTCATCAGGCCCAGCATGTAGCGCGGTGGACGGAGACTGCCTGTCGGCCAGTAATGACTGATGGTTTCATCAATATCACTCATAGCAATGTCGGAATGTGTGATGCCGTGAACATCCATCAGTTTACGGGCTCGGCGCAGTGCCAGAGCGGCCTCGTGCGGGTTGCCGGATGCGGCCAGCGCCAGCAACTTTTTCAGTTTCTCAATGTGTTTATTCTGGTCTGTCATTGTTCTGTATCTCCGGTATTTTTCTGCCGTTTCCATGCCCGGACAGCGTCGGACAGCTCTTTCAGGCTGTATGCTGCTTTAAGCTTTTCCCATAACCACTGTGTTGTTATGTGCATCAGCAGGGCAGCCAGGGCTGCCCCCGCACTGAGGCATGTCGCCAGGCCAGTAAGAATCAGTGTCCATGCGGTGATTTCCCTGAGTATGTCAGCCATTGAATGCCTCCCGGTTACTCGTTCGTGTAAATCACGCCCAGTCGTGCAGCCAGACGTTCCAGTTTTTTCTGTTTGTGGAAGTCAATCAGCCGGTCCATCCCCTGAAGGCGCAATTGCTCTGTCATGATTTCCACGTCTGCCAGCTCTGCCGCGAGGTCACTTTCGCTGCCCTGTCCGTTCAGATTGCGGGCAGCACTGGCCGCCAGTTCAGCGGCCTCTTCTGTCAGTTTCAGGGCCTGTGCGTCCGGCCCGAAACGCTGCAGGGCCAGACGGTAGAGGGCGGTGCGGGTGAGTATGGTGTTCCGTGTCATGCCGCGCCCTCAGTGCTTCCGGCTGACGGTGATGTGCAGGCCGCCTTCTGCAGTGGTTTCCATCCGGTACGGCACCTCATGCTCTGCCGTGTGGGTGAGTGTGTTCACCAGTACCTGCAGGGCAGCCGCCTTTCCGTTGGTCGCCACAATGGCCTGAGCGGCCATACTGATTAGTGCCGTCAGGACGTGCTTCACATCGGTGAGGTTGCGGCATTCACACTCGTTGACATAGTGTTCAACAAGGGTTCGGGTGCGCTGTCGTGCTTCCTGTGGGGTAATCATTGCGCGTCCTCCCTGTCAGGGCGGGAGAATTCCATGACGGGCACGTCCGCCGAAAAATGCTGGCTGCAGTACGGGCAGACCAGGGTGACGCGTACCGCAGGGATGTGGTATTTACCGGACATCACGGCGATGGCGCTGTGAAAACGCAGGGCTGTTATATCCCTCTCGCACTGAATACATTTAAATATCATAATTTAATTCTCCTCTGTTTCCGGCGTGCAGAAGCCCACGGCGCTGACGCTGGAATAAAAAAGAAAATGTTTTTATTAAATAATTAACGTGGTGTGTTTACTGCACATCCTGCTCAAAAGGAATTATTGAAAAATCCTCAATGTCGCTTTTAATGGAAATACCGGGAATATTTTTCACGGCCTCTTTTTCATTCAGGATAGCGTCTTTATTTATTTCCTCTTTTACACGAATAAAGCGCTCAAGCCCCAGACGTCTCAGTAATTCAATAACATTATCCGCCCCACGGATACTGACTGATGGCGGACGGTTTCGCCACTGCACCTCGCCGGTGGTGAGGTTAGCGAACTTCACCTTCCCGTTGCCGGTCAGTTCATCACGGTGTGCCTCACACCATGTCTGAATACCGGACTGCAGTTCGGCCATGCGTTTTTTCAGGCTCTCGGTGAGCGGGGCATAACGTGCGGTGATATCGCCAATGGCGTCATTCATTTCTGTTTCAGCCCTGACCAGTTCACGTTGTGCGTCACCGAGCAGTCTGATGCCCTCAATGACCTCTTCGCGTGTCCCCGGTACCCAGAGTGCCGCTGCGGACTTGATACGTTTTGCCCCTTTTGTACTTTTTGCCATATTTTATGATTTCTCCGGTTGTGCTGATTACCACAAAGATTCCGGCCACACGACGCGACAGCCGTGCAGTTCGAAAACGCCCTGACGGAAATGACCCCTGTGGTCATGACCGGTATACAGATAACTGGCTTTCCCCTGTTCAAGCATGTGTATGCAATGCGCACTCCGGGAAACTCGGATGACAGGTTTATGGCCCCTGATGGTGATGCTCTGTATATCCGTATTCGTCGCCTTAAGTGCCATAATGGCTGACTGCACTTTGTTAATCTGCTGGCTGATAACTGTGGTGGATTTCATTATTAAACCCCTTTGACAACGTCAGCATTGACCTGTGGAACCCCGATTTCAGCGGCCAGATTCATGGCGGCTATCACCAGGTTACTGACGGCCAGCGGATACAGCAGGCTGACCATATTTTTACGATGACTTCCCGGATTGCTCAGGCGGGCACGTATGGCATCCACTGCGCTGGCGTCCATAATGTCCGTCAGTTGTTTACCGGCCCGTTGCAGTTTGAACGTCAGAAATTCTTCAAGGTTATTGTCCAGAGGCAGAAGTTCGACCACCTCACAGCGCTGAACGACTTCACGGACTTCCATATTGCGTTCAGACAGTTTTGTCGCCAGTTCCGGCTGGCCAATCAGCACGATGGACAGCAGTTTTTTGAAACCGGACTCCAGCTCAAAAAAGCGTTTGAGGTGTTTCAGTGTCGGAATGGGCAGACTGTGGGCCTCCTCAATCACCAGAACGTGGCTGAACCCCGCCTGGCTGCTGTCTTTCAGGACGCGATGCAACTGGCGAAAGCGGGCGTCCTGACTGCGTCTGATGCTTTCCAGTGGTGCGATGGTACTGATAATGGCTTCGGCAATCGCTGCTGCCTTCAGGGTTTTCCCTTTCACATCGTTGTCTTCCATAGCGATGATGTATGGCTCGATAACAATTACCGGCGCATTCTCGCGGTTGATACGTTCAGTCAGGTCGCGGCGCAGCGTGGATTTACCCGCACCGGACTCACCGATGACGGCCATAAACCCACCATGACGGGCTGTCTGGTACAACGCCTCACGCACGTAGCGAATGTCCGGGGTGGTGAACACATCATCAGAACCCTGCATGGCTTCGTCGGCGAACGGGTCACGGAAAAGACCAAACGCTTTTTTGGTTGCTGGAAATAACACCTGTTTTTTGAGTAACATATTCTCTTCCTCACTGAGGCTCGTTTTATCTGTGGTACCCGCTGTACGGGGCGTGGCCGCGCCCTGTACAGCATCAAAACTCTTCGTTGTATCAATCCCCTGACTTTCCAGCCAGGACGCAAGACGCCGGCGCACTTCTCCGGGGCTGGTGCGGGGCCACGCGTTATGATTCACAATCTGGGCCAGCGTGGCCTCAGAAACATCGACAGCTCTCGCCACCACCGCCTGTGGAATACGGGCCTCTTTCAGTTGCTGCTTCAGTACCAGCATGTTTCCCTCCTCAGTTGCCGTTAACAATGCTGATAACACTGCTGCTGGCCGGTGTGGTCAGCGTGGCCATGACTTCATCCAGTGCGGCTTCCGGTACGCCGTCCGGGTACTGTGCCGTTAACTGGCGGTAATGTTCCGGCGTCCAGGTAAGGCCGTCGGCGCTGAACTTATCGCGCAGGGCTTTCGCGGCCTCCACATGAGTCATGGGACGTTGTTCAGTGCGCGGCCCGCGTACGTCAGAGGCCTGACCACGCTTCGGCATATAGGCCGGAAGTGTGGTGTCGTCGATATGTTTATACGGGTCAAGCCGCCCGCCGAACGGCAGGGCCTTCGCCTTGCGTGCGGCGGCTGCATCTGCGGCGTTGTCTGTACCGGTAACCAGCGCTTCGGTTTCTTTTGCCGCCATCTGTGCCGGGGTTTCCGGCAGGGCTTTGTAACTTTCGCCAAATACCGCCGCGCCTTCAGCAAAGCCAAACTCGTTCTTTCTGACCTCTTCGACCAGGAAGAACGTCTCGTGGCCGTCCTCACCGGTCAGAACCACCTGTGCCACATCGCTGCGCCATGGGTTACGGGTAATCATCAGTTTTTCACCAACCAGTACGCCCGGTACCGTTGATACGTCAAATTCAGTGCCCCGGAACGAGACACGAAGTTTTGGCGTGACTTTGCGGAGTTCTGGTGCCGCCACAGCCAGTTCATGACATACCTCAACGGAAGGCGCTTTTTTCAGCTGCTCAGCAGTAATCTTCAGCCAGATATCCGTGCGGGTTTTACCGTGGCGGCTGTGAACAGCCGTGGCGTTAAAGTGGCTGCGCCATTTCGCGGCCAGCGCGTTGAGTTCTTCCAGACTGTGAACCGGCCGGAACTTCAGACCCGGCTCCAGCTTGCGTTCGATAATGTCTCGCGCCTTTTCCACCTGTCCGGTGGCGCGGGCGTTATGCGGCTTGTGCGCTATCAGGTCGATGCCCAGTGAGCGGCACATGTTTTTCGTCATACCCGCGGTGTTTGCCGAGCCGGGGTCGAGATAGAGTATTTTTGGCACGCCGTGCAGCACGTCTGCGCCGCCACGCTCCTGCATGGCGTTGATAAGCACAGAACACAGGTTCTCACCTGATTCCGCGCCCGTCACATACTCAACGTAAATCCAGCCGCTGGCATGGTCGGTAATCTCGTAACTCCACACGCGGTCACTGGCGATACGGGCAAGGTTAGCGGGCTTGTTCTTGTAGAACTTCGCGCTGTCCATCACCTGCAGCCCTTTATGTCCATTGCTCAGGTAGTAAAGCGTGCAGAGTGAGGCGTCAATCTGCCAGACATGATTGGGGTGCAGACTGGCCACTTCGGTATGCGGTGCAGGAGCATCCAGTTGTTCCGGGTGCAGGCCATAGTTACGCAGAGCACGGCTGATGGCATCTTCAGACAACGGGAAAAACTCACCGGTGGTTTCATCTGTTCTGCCTGCGGTGATAAAGCCGTTAGCCCGCAGGGTTTCCACTGCATCTGCGATGGAATAGAGGCGCTTACCGTTCTTGCGGGTGGCCTCACGCAGTGTGGCAGATATCAGCGCGGCTTCGTCGCGGGTCAGGGCGCTGCGTCCGGCATCAGCGCGTTTTTTGCGTTTATCAGTCACAGAGACCTCCTTCAGCCTGCGCAGCAGAGTGGCGCGGGACATGCCAAGTTCAGCACAGGCAGCGTCGTATATTGCACCGCGTTTACCATGCCCCGCGTCACGTGCCGCGCGGGCGACATAAACCAGTCGTTCAGTCAGGGCAGCATTCATTGGTTATGCCTCCAGCCCGTTAATCTGTGGCGTCGGCTCAGTCAGCCATGAAGGCGCGGCATTGCCTGTTGGCTCATCCGGCAGGTCAAATGTGGAGCGCAGGCTACGCGCTGTGCTTTCCAGTTGACAGACCAGGCCTGCCATGAAGTCTCTGGGGGTATCAATCATGTTTTCAGCACAATATGCGCACAGCGTCTCAAAAGCGCTGGACAGTCGAACGGCGATAGCAGATTCCGCCTCAACCGCTAATGCTGTCACTTCCGCCCGCAGCTTCTTAACCTCTTCATCAGGCTCAGGCGGCTGAATACGGGATTTCTTCTCCAGTCTGGTGGAGAGTGAGTCTATTTTTTCATTTTTGTCAGCGAGTACGCGCTGTTGTGCTGCGTTGGTTTCGCGCGCTTCGCGCAGGGCCTGACGCAATTCACGTACTGACATGCGATCAACGTCGTCAAGCGTCAGGCCGGCAACTGTGCCGCCGTCGGCCAATTCATCAAGTTCTTCATTATCCAGAACCATCAGGTCGTACAGTTTGGCTTTCCCCAAAACGCTCAACGTTGAGCGTTTTGTTGGCTCATCACCTTCTCCCAAAAACTTCATACTGGCTTGCATCATGCGGCGAGCAACTTGTGGTGCAAGTCCGAGTTCATTTTCTAAAATGTTTGTAAAATCACCGTGTGGCTCATTTTCTTTTAAGATGATCAGCCGCTTACCCGCTTCCAGCATAGATTCAGCACTCTGCGCCATATAAAAACGTGCTTCGTGAACAATGCGATCACGTTCATAAGGCAGTCCATCACCAAACTGCTGCATAATTTCCATGCGATGCTGTGTCATAGCGTTCAAATTGACATTGATGTTATCTGACAGCGGAACCTCAACATTCAGTTCAGTGTTAACGGGTGATTTGGTGCGTCCCATTGATTACTCCTTACAAACGACTACCTGAAATAACTCGTTGGTTGATTTCGTTAATACGATCCTGTGCACGCGCCATCTCGTGACTGTGAGCCATGGCGATCTGTAGTAACTGGATTCCCGGTGCGAAACGTCCGTTCTCTAATTTCATGGCCAGTCCCTCTTCAATAAGGGTATTAAGTGCTCGATTGATATTCGCCGGGGACTCCCCCAGGGCTGATGCCAGTTCACCGTTAGAAACACCGTTCAGAGCATGACCGCGTAGAGCTTTGAGTACACGTAGGATGCGGGTCCCAGAACTGGAAATATTTACTTTACTCATGTCACATTTCCATTTTTGCAATATGTGATAACCTGTTGCATATGTGGAAAATTTATGCCGCATTTGACGTGGGTTTTAATCCCAGTTTTACGGCAATTTCATGGGCTTTGCCGTAACGAGCTTTGGTCTGTCCATTGAGAACACGATAGACCTCATTGCGGCTGTAGCCGTGTTCTTCGGCCCAGCGGGTAAACGTGATACCACGCTGACGGAAGAGATTTTTAACTTGTTCGGAAGTCATTGTTGTCTCCTTTGTTGATGCAATGATGTTTGTTTTATATGTGATAGATTATGAGAACTATTGTTCTCATTGTCAATGAGGTTTATGTGAATTTTGATTCTCTTTGCGCGTCGCGGTTCAAAGCTGAGCGTTCGCGGTTATCACTCAAGCAGGCTGAAGTAGCAGCCCTTTGTGGCGTTTCAAGAGAAATGTGGGGGAAATATGAACGAGGGGTTGCTGTTCCCGGAGGTGAGTTACTTGCAGCCTTTGCAAGAATTGGGGCCAATGTACAGTTCATTCTTACCGGGGAGTCATCAGGTATAACTTTATCACGTGATGAAATGGAGTTACTGCAGCACTACCGGCAGGCACCATTACAGGTCAAAGGTTCAGTTTTGTCGGCCTTGACTACTGGCTCCTCCAGAGAACGGGCGGAACAGGTTATTCATGGAGATGTTCTGGGGAATGTTATCAAAGGTAACGTAACCATAGGAACAGGTGGAATAATGAACAAAAATACCAAGAGAAGATGAGTAAAGAGAAGCAAACAGTTAACGGGGATGTGGGTAACGTTGTCAGCGGTGATGTTACCATTCATAACTATTCTGCTGACATACTTCCTTCGGCCCAGCAACCAATTTCGTTGCTGCAAAAACGCGATTTACACAGATTGATGGATGAATTGGTTGATCTGGGGGAAAGTAAGCGCGAGCTATGGATGACGATCCACACGAAACTTAATACCAAAACAGTTAATGAAATGACTGCGGCTGATTATCATGGTGCGGTTGAGATCCTTCAGAGATATGCACAACAGATCCAGAATATGAAGGACTGTAATCTTCTGGTCAGCAAAATAATGGCGCTTACTGACCCTGGGTATCGTCTTGACCGTGACAGATACTGTCTGAAGCATTTCGGTACAACCCATCTTAAAGGCCTAGACAAAGAGCAGTTGCAGGCTGTGTTTGGTTATTTTGATGATCTGCTGAATATTCGTGATGAGAGTAAAACTCTATCACCTCCATCGGAAAGCGGTGCAAAATCAGTCGCAACTGTACCAACCAGAAGCCGGAAGCCTCATGTAGTAGTGTTGGGGGGAGTGTTAGTTCTTGTAGCAATATTTTTCGTGGGAATGATTGTGTTCGCTGGTAAATGGGGAAATGCCAAAGCAGTAGCTTCTACTGAAACCAGCGTTTTTAACATTAAAACCAACGATAAAATAATAGAAGATTCCATCCCCGCACTGCGCAGCATGTTTCCAGGGTTAAATAAGTACTCAGATGATTTCCATTCGGTTTCAAGCTACAAGCAAAAAACGGGCTGGCATACCCTTAAATTTACTGTATCAGCAAAGGCATCCGTCCCCGAAAATTATAGTGTTAAGGGCAAGGTTTGTTACATTAACATAAGCCCTGATGGTAGTTATGCTCGGGTTTTGACTGCTCCATGTCGTTCACTGCTACTTGATCAGCAAAGCACTCCTGACAGTAAATACCGTTTTATTCTTAAATAGAAAATAACAGCTGAATTACCATGGGATCAGAAAAAAGACAAAGGCGGCATCATGCTGCGTTCTGAAATTTTAATGTAAAAGGTGATGAACATGGCAGGGATTCAGGTTATCGCAGGAAGTTTTCCTAAAGGGTGGGCAAGCATGGGGTTCGGTACCATCGTGTTTGCCAAAAAACCAAAACAAGGCTTTCCTGAAAATATTGTATTAAATCTGAAAGAAGAGCTTTTATCGATTGAACTTGCGGATAGTGAAGAGGAAAGCCGTATAGGTAAGGCGGCAGGCGCAGGTTTGCTTGGTGGATTAATCTTTGGTGGTGCAGGGTTGGTCATTGGAGGTTTGCTTGGTGCGGCGGACAAGACGAAAAAAACTATCACTTTTAAGGCAATGTTTACGGGAAATAGGTTACTTCTGGCTAAAACAGATTCAAAAACTTTTGTAAAACTTCAGTCAATTGCTGCTGATAATGCCCATAACGCATCTGTAATCAACATGAAGCAAACTAACAGGGGCGATGTTTCTTCTCGTAAACAACTAACAGAAAATCCACAGCAGCAAGACTTACCTGCGCCCGCTACAACAGTAAAAATGACTGCCAAAGATAAGTTAGAATCGGCTCTTGGGCTGGGAATCATCGTTATAGCTGTTTGGGCAATAATACACTTCTTTTTTTAGTGCAGCCCTTCAGGGCTGTTTCTGTTCAGGAGGTATCTTAAGGATTATCCGGGGCGTTTTCCTGTTTGCCGTACTTCGGAGACGAACAACATTCTGTTGGCTGACCGGTGAGTTTACGTAACTCCTTCATGAGCAGCTCCTGATCGTAAACTGTCATCAGTGCCGCAATGGTGGCATGCAGTGCATCGGGCAGTATCCAGGGTTGCCGGCCCGTGGGGCATATAACATCCAGCAGCTCATTCGTCCGACAGATACGCTCCTCGCCGTATGACAACAGGCCCTGTCCCGTGTATTCCTCCAGCCTGATCACTGTGCCACCCCGTGGCTTCTGCCAGGTCGTCAGATCTTCGCCATTCATACGGCGCTCATTCTCCACGTCAGCAGCATCGACAATGACGCTGTTTCCGAGTTCCTGTTTCACCATCTCTTCTATCCGCGCCAGTACGTAACTTTTACCGCTGCCCACAGGACCGGACACAGTGACAGTGATGACCGGATTCAGTGTGTGCGTCATATCGTATTCTCCTCTGTGAATAATTCATCGTTTATCCTGCACATCCCGTATCCCCGGCTCTCTTAACGCGCTTTAAAATCCTTCGCGCCCTGTATTTGTGATGCTGTCTCCACCAGATAAGGAGACACACATGAAAAACCTGAAAAAATTCATTCCCCCTGTTAAAAAACCTCGCCTCAGCGGCTGGCTGCTGACCTCAGTGCTGTTGCTGGGCACCATCGCTCTGGTCTCACCACAGCAGCTGCCTGTTGTGATCTACAAGCTGGCACTCATCACGCTGGCAGCAGTGCTGGGTTACTGGCTTGACCGTTCGCTCTTCCCCAAAGCCCGTCCCGGTCAGTACCTGAAACATGACGACAGGCTGATGGCTGAAGGGCGTTTCCCGGTACAGACCGGCCTTCACCTGGTGTTTTCTGCTGCGTTAATCCGCCGTGCACTGATTGTTGCAGCGGTCTGCCTGGCTGTTGCGATGGGGCTTTAATCATGAACTGGCCGCAGATCACCTGGATTGTATGCATGTCCCTGAAACTGGCTTTCGAAGCCTTTCGGGTCTTCATCAGAACCGAACGCCTGTCAGTCCGCGCCGGGACCTTTCTGGTTCATATGGCATGGGTATTCTTTGTCGCAATGTTGCTCTGGTGTGGCGGCTTTTTTAGCCAGGCATGCGCAGCACAACCTCCGCAGGCTGCGCTGCAGTATCGCGATGATGTGATCCGTAATGCCCGGCTTGAATGGGGACTGTCTGCGCCGGTGGCCGATTTCGCCGCGCAACTGCATCAGGAAAGCGGCTGGCGACCTGATGCGATCTCGCCGGCTGGCGCTCAGGGACTGGCGCAGTTCATGCCTGCCACTGCCGACTGGATAAGCCAGTTGATACCGATGCTGAGCAGTCGTGAGCCGTTTAATCCGGCATGGGCTATCCGGGCGCTGGTCAGCTATGACCGCTGGCTGTGGCAGCGTGTCAGCGCCGCCAGTGACTGCGAGCGTATGGCCATGACACTGTCGGGCTATAACGGTGGTCTGGGCTGGGTACAACGGGACAGGCGGCTTGCATCACAGAAAGGTCTGGACAGCACCCGCTGGTTCGGACATGTCGCCACGGTGAATGCCGGACGCAATGCGGCCAGCTGGCGGGAGAACCGCCATTATCCGCAGCGCATCCTGCGCGAACTGGCACCGCGATATCTCACATGGGGAGGCAGCAGTTGTGTGGCATCTGGTTAAAAAGCTGCCGTGGCGCGGCATTCTGCTGGCCATTCTTATCAATGCCTTTCTGGTCGGCCTGTATGCCATGGGATACAGAAGTGGTCATGACTCTGCAAAGCGTGACGGTGATACCGCGCTCAGTCAGTTGCAGTCAGCATTTGACGCGTACAAAACGGAGCAGGCAACGCTTGAGAATGCTGCGCTGCGGGCCTGGGCCAGACGGTATCAGGAGCAGGTGGCCGCCGGGCAGCGGGCTGAAGCCGGTTATCTTGAGCAGATTGCTCAACTGGAGAGCCGGAATAAACAACTACAGGGGCAAATTAACGATGTCACACAGCGCTGGATTGATGAAAAAGGTAAGAGCCATCCCATTGAGTGCGTGTTTACTCGCGGTTTCGTGCGCCAGTACAACGCCGCACTCGGATATGACAACGCATCCGTCGACACCGGTCATTCAGACTCAGTTGCCGCCGCTGGCACCCGCTCTGGCACAGCGACCGGGCAACCTGAAACCACTGACACCCGGTTACGCGATTCGGGTGTCTCCCAGCGTGACGTTCTCGCCAACATCATCGACAACGCAGGACAATGTCGTCGCTGGCGGAACCAGATAAACGCGTTACTGGATGAACGGGAAGGATTACAGAAATGACACTGCAGGTTGAATTCTGGACGGTGGTGAGTTTTCTGCTCACCTTCATGGGGTTTGTGGGAGGGCTCGCCAAATGGTTGTTCAGTAAAACAGAAGAACGCCAGGCGGCACGATTCGCCTCCCTTGAACAGGCCCTGCAACAATCCGCCTCCAACTGGGGCGAGCTGGAAAAAGAATTTATGCGATTTAAAGCGGATTTACCGCTGAATTATGTCCGTCGAGAGGATTATATCCGTGGCCAGGCAGTCATTGAGGCCAAACTGGACGCGCTTTATAACAAACTGGAAGTGGTACAGCAGTACCGCAATACCGGAGGTCAATAATGGTCGATATTACCCGGGTACGCCGCGAATCCCTGCGCTGGAGTCTGCTGGTTGCCCTGAACAAGACCCGCCCTTACACCGCCAGCGAGACGCTGCTGCTGGATGTGTCCCGTGCCATCTACCCGGACACCACACCGCTGGAACTGCGCCGCGAACTGGATTATCTGGCTGACCGTAAAATGGTTGATCTGGAGAAAAAACCTTCTGGCGACTGGTTTGCTGACCTGACCCGCCTCGGCGTAGACCTGGTGGAATACACCGTGGAATGTGGTCCGGGTATTGCCCGCCCGGAAAAGTACTGGAGTGAATAATGGCCAGACGCAGCACAATAGAAAAGCTGCCGGAAGATGTGCGCCGCTGGCTTGAACGGGCGCTGACTGAATCCGGCTTCAGCGGGTATAACGAGCTGGAGTCCCTGCTGCGTGAGCGGGGGTACGTCATCAGCAAATCCGCTATCCATCGCTATGGACAGAAGATTGAGCGCCGCTATGGTGCTATCCGTGCGGCAACAGAAGCGGCCCGCATGCTGACCGAAGGCGCAGCAGACGATCAGGATGCGCGTTCGGAGGCTGTGATAGCCCTTATTCAGACCGAGCTGTTCGAGAGTATTGTCCAGTTGCAGGAGGCGGAAGAAGGCGAAGTCGATCCTAAAGAACGCGTGGCCCTGCTGTCGAAGGTGGCGAAGAATGTGGCTACGCTGTCCCGCGCGTCCGTCAACCTCAAAAAGTTCCAGTCTGAAGTACGGGCCAGAGCGCAGCAGGCAGCCAGCAACGCCGAGAAAATTGCCCGTAAGGGGGGACTGTCAAGCGACGCAGTACAGGCGCTTCGTCGCGAGATTCTGGGGATTGCCACATGACAAAATCATCCGGAGTGATTTTAAACGCCGCTGGCGGTGGCCCCGAAGGGATGAGTCCCATGGACGGGAGGAATAACCTTGCTCCCGTTTTGCCTGATACCTCGGCGCTGGATGCTCCTCCCGTTCTGTTGCCTTACCAGCAGCGCTGGGTGGCAGACACCTCTCCGCTTAAGGTGATAGAAAAGAGCCGTCGTACCGGTATTACATGGGCTGAGGCATCCGATAACGTACTGACCGCCGCCTCTTCTGCGCCAGCAGGCGGGATGAATGTGTATTACATCGCTTATAACCAGGACATGACCGTCGAATACATTCAGGCGTGTGCGATGTGGGCACGGGCATTCAACTATGCGGCCAGTGAAATTGAAGAAGGATTCTGGGAAGAGGACGACGACGACAAACACATCAGGACTTACACCATCAAATTTCCTGACTCCGGCTTTCGTATTGTTGCGCTCTCCAGCCGCCCGTCTAACCTGCGTGGCCGTCAGGGTATTATTGTTATCGACGAAGCGGCGTTCCATGAGCAACTGGACGAACTGCTGAAAGCGGCGCTGGCGATGCTTATCTGGGGGGGAAAGGTACGCGTTATCTCCACCCATGACGGTGACGACAATCCGTTCAATACGCTTATCGGGGATATCCGTGCCGGACGTCAGGGAGGCAGCATACATCGCATCACTTTCCGGGAAGCCGTATCTGAGGGGCTGTTCCGGCGCGTCTGTCTGCGCACCGGGAAGGAATGGTCGGAGGCATCCGAGCAGGCCTGGATGGCATCGGTGTACAAATTCTACGGTGCCGGCGCATCCGAAGAGCTTGACTGTATTCCGGCCAACGGTGGCGGTGCCTGGCTGTCCCGTGCCCTGATAGAGTCCCGCATGTCCGCTGATACGCCGGTATTGCGTCTGACCTGCAAGGAAGGTTATGAACTGCTGTCTGATGAGGTTCGCTTCCGCGAGACGCAGGACTGGCTTGATGAGTATCTGAAACCCTTGCTGGAGGCACTCCCCACTGATGCCCGCTCTTTCCTGGGGCGCGACTTTGGCCGTAGCGGTGATTTGTCGGTGGACTATCCCCTGCTGCAGGAGAAGAACCTGGTACGACGCGTGCCATTCGTACTGGAGCTGCGTAACGTGCCGTTCAGACAGCAGGAGCAAATCACCTGGTATCTGATGGATGGCCTGCCCGGTCTGCTGGGTGCAGCGTTTGATGCCCGTGGTAATGGTGCCTATCTGGCTGAATACGCCATGCAGCGCTACGGCTCCGGCCGGGTTCAGCAGGTGATGCCAACCGAAGGCTGGTACCGGGAGCATATGCCTCCGGTCAAAGCTGCACTGGAAGACGGTAACCTGGTGGACTTACCAAAGGATGAAGACACACTGGATGACCTGCGGGCCGTTCAGGTGGTGAACGGTGTCCCCCGCGTACCGGAGCAACGCTCAAAAGCAAAGGCTGACGGTGGTAAACGCCACGGGGATTCAGCCATCGCACTGGCGCTGGCGTATTTCGCCAGCCGTGAAATTAACAAAGGGCCGGTGAAGGCAAGCTCACGCCGTCGTCGTCAGGCGGCCCGTATGCTGGAGGGATTCTGATGGCGAGGGGTATCTGGGTTTCACCCGATGAATTTGTTGCTTTTTCTGAGCCTCAGAAATCACTGACCGCGCAGATTGCCTCCCGCAGCCGCGCGATCGACTTTTACGGACTGGGCATGTATCTGCCCAATCCTGATCCCATTCTCAAGGCTCAGGGACGGGATATCCGTATCTACCGCGAACTGCGCACCGACCCGCTGGTTGGGGGCTGTATCCGCAGACGTAAAGCAGCGCTCAAATCACTGGAGCGTGGACTGGAGCGCGGTCACGCTTCTGCCCGGGTCTTCCGTTTCATCCGCGACATGCTCGACGATCTGGATCTGTCCCGCATCATCGGTGAGATGAGTGATGCCGTGCTCTACGGGTATCAGCCCTGTGAAATCATGTGGGGCCGTTCGGTCAGGGCGTGGGCAGTGACGGATATTGTCGGCAAACCGCCTGAGTGGTTTCAGTTTGATACGGACAACTGCCTGCGCTTCCGGGCGCGTGATGCGGGTGTGGAGGGTGAGCTGCTGTCACCGTCAAAATTCGTGGTGCCGGCACAGGATGCCTCGTATGACAATCCTTACGGTTTCCCGGACCTGTCCATGTGCTTCTGGCCGGTCGCCTTCAAGAAAGGCGGGATGAAATTCTGGCTCCGCTTTGCCGAAAAGTTTGGCTCCCCGTGGGTGATCGGTAAGCACCCGAGGGGTGCAAATGATGCAGAGATTGAAAAACTGCTGGACTCCATGGAGCAGATGGTGGAGGACGCGGTGGCCACCATCCCCGATGACAGCAGCATCGAACTCAAAGCCGCGGATGGTAAGGCGGACAGCAGCGAGGTATTCCGCGAGCTGATCACACTGTCACGCAGTGAGATCTCCATTGCATTACTTGGTCAGAATCAGACCACGGAAGCGAACAGTAACAAGGCCTCTGCACAGGCCGGGCTGGAGGTAACGGCTGATATCCGCGATGCGGATGCGGACATCATTCAGGCAGCAGTGAATCAGGTTATCAGAACGGTGGTCACCCTGAACTTCGGCGATGTGCCGTGTCCGGTCTGGGCCATGTGGGAACAGGAGACCATTGATGACACCCGCGCCACCCGCGACGAAAAACTCACCCGGGCGGGTCTGCGTCTGACCCCGCAATACTTTAAGCGTGAGTACCAACTGCAGGACGGCGATATTGACGAGACATCACCGTCGGAACGCCAGAATAACATGCTGCCGCTGTCATTTGCCGAGGCGATTGATGCCGATATTCAGGCTCAGCAGCAGCTTGACGACGCGCTGGACATTCTGATGAACGGAGGTGTGTTAAATGGCACGCTGGAACCCGTCCTGGCACCTCTGTTTAAGCGGGTCGAAAACGGGGTTAACCCGACTGAGCTGCTGGGCGAACTGGCGGAGCTCTACCCTCAGATGAACACGGACGATCTGCAGGAACGGCTGGCCCGTATTCTCTTTGTGGCAAATATCCGGGGACGTCTGCATGAGCGTGACAACGGCTGAACTGGCGTACTGCATGACGCTTCCCCCGAAGCGGGCAGTCAGTTACCTGAAGTCCAAAGGGTATCAGATTACCTGGGACTGGGAAGAAATGTGGCAGGAGGCCCATGCCCGCGCCTTTACCGTTGCTAAAGTGACCCGCCTGGATATCCTGGAAGATATTCGCGGGGCACTGCAGCAGGCTGTCGATGAAGGAAAAACCGATCGCTGGTTCCGGCAGGAGCTGGAGCCGGTGCTGAAGCGTAAGGGATGGTGGGGACCACGTGACACGACTGACCCGGTAACGGGTAAGCCGGTCACCATTCAGCAGGGCAGTCCGTGGCGGCTCGATACCATCTTTCGCACCAATATGTCCGTACTCTACAGCGCCGGTCGTTGGGCGGAACAGATGGAAAACGTCGACGACAGGCCGTACTGGATGTATACCGGCATCAACGACAGCCATACCCGCAGGAGCCATCTGGCGCTGCATGGTCTGGTGCTGCGCTGGGATGACCCGTTCTGGCAGGCATTTTACCCGCCGAACGGCTGGCGCTGCCGCTGTAGTGTGATTGCCCTGAGTGCGGCGGATGTCCGTGCCCGTGGCCTGAAGGTTATCAGCTCCGGCTCTGCCATGGGCCAGGAACTGAAACTGGTCTCAGAGAAAACCGGCGAAATGCGGAACGTGGCCACCTTTAATACCGGCACCACGAAGGTGACCACCGACGTCGGCTGGTCTTATGCACCGGGGGCAGCATACCGTCCCGACCTGGCCCGCTATCAGGGTACGCTTCAGCCACTGGCACAACAGGAACTGAGAGGATAACAATGGCTTCCGATAACCTGGTCAGTATCACCATTAACGATAAATCCCTGCGCCGGAGCCTCCGTGCGCTGGATCTTGCTGCCACAGACCTGGAGCCCGCGATGCGCAAAATCGCCGGAACCCTGCTGGCGGAAACACAGTTTAACTTTCTTGATGAGGGGCGTCCGGGGTGGATCCCCTCGCTGGCAGCGGAAGAACGTGACGGGCAGACACTGCAGGATACCGGGCGTCTGATGGGGTCAGTATCAACCGACCATGACGACCGGCAGGCTGTTGTGGGGACCAACGTTGTTTACGGTGCCATTCACCAGTTCGGGGGTAAAACGGGGCGTAATGAGTCTGTTGAACTTCCGGCCCGCCCGTTCCTGCCGGTGACGGGGGATGGAGAACTACAGCCTGAAGTGGTAATCCCCATCCTCGATACCATTGTCCGCCATCTTGAATCAGCGGCCCGTCGCTGAGTTTTCTCTCTTCAGGCGGGTGATTTATCATTGCCAGCGAATGAGGGGCTGTATTACCTTTATAAAGGCTTTACAGCCTCTGTTTTATAACCGCCTCCGGTTCACCGCATTGCTTTCCCTGTCCTTCTCCCCTGATGTTTTCTAAAGCAGATTAAAATCGCCGGGCCTGCATTTCTCACAAACTGTCTCCGACAACATAACGCGGGACAGCAAAATGTCAGCCATTCACATTTTTAAAGCCGGTACTCATACCGATATGCACGGCAAAAAACTGCCGTTCACGCCAGACGATCTTGCCGCCTGCGTGAAAGCCTATGACCCGTCCGTCCATGAAGCACCACTCGTGATTGGTCATCCCAGAACGGAAGACCCGGCGTGGGGCTGGGTGAAAGCCCTGTCGCTCAGCGGCGTCGATCTGATGGCAGAGCCTGCCCAGCTGGACCCGCAGTTTGCTGAGATGGTCACCGACGGACGATTCAAAAAAGTGTCCGCCTCTTTCTACCTCCCGGATTCACCGTCCAATCCGAAGCCCGGCGTGCTCTACCTTCGCCATGTGGGCTTTCTCGGGGCACAGCCACCTTCCGTCAAGGGGCTGAAACAGGTGTCCTTCAGTGAGCAGGAAGAAGGTGTGGTGGAGTTCGCCGACTGGCAGGCCATCACGAATGCCTCCCTGTGGGGAAAGCTGCGCGATTTTCTGATCGCCCGCTTCAGTCTGGACGAGGCAGAAAAAGTCCTGCCGGAATGGCAGCTCAACAGTCTGCGCGAAGAGGCGTACCGCGACACACTGTCGCAGGATGCAGCAGGTGCACAATTCAGTGAGACAGGCCCGGGGCCGTCTTCCGCAAGTAACGAGGAATCATCGATGACAAAAGAAGAGATTGAAGCCCTTCAGGAGGAGAACCGCCGCCTGAAGCAGCAGGCTGCTGATCGCGATGCGCGTGATGCACAGGTCAGACAGGAGCAACTGCATAAGGACAATGTGGCCTTTGCAGAAAAACTGGTCGCAGAGGGCCGTCTGGCTCCCCGCGCCTCCTCCGTGGTGGTTGCCCTGCTGGATGCCGTCGCCGGTGGCGACAAGCCGGTGGAGTTTGCTGAGGGGGAAAGCCGCACACCGCTGGCCACCGCCTTTCGTTCATTGCTCTCCGACGGGGAGCCGGTGATGAATTTCGCCGAACAGGCCACAAAAGAGCGTGTCGGCGACACGGTGAAGGTGGATGTGGCAGAGTTTGCGGAAGCCGATCCTGAGCGTCTGGCCCTGCATCAGAAAGCAGTGGCCCTGTCCAAAAAAGAAGGCATCAGCTATGAGGCTGCTGTCGCACGCTGCCTGTAATTTAAGGAGAGAGCATGTCTGATTACTTAAAAGGTAAACGTGTCGTTGATCCGGTACTGACCAGTATCGCCCGTGGCTATAAAAATGCCGCATTCATCGGCGAACGTATTTTCCCCGTCGTGCTGACGGACAAGGAAGGCGTGCGTGTACCGACCTTCGGGAAAACCGCCTTTGTGGAATATGACACCGAGCGTGCCGTCGGGGCGGACAGCAATGTTCTGGTCCGTGAAAAAACAGGCACGCTGGACCTGGTGCTGGGTGAACACGATCTGGCTGCGCCGGTGGACTATCGCGAGCAGGCGGAGTCCATGTTTAACGAAGAGAGCAAGGCCATCCGTCGCGCCACGAATGGCGTGAACCTGCGCCGTGAACTTATCGCTGCCCGTCTGGCTCAGGATGAAAAGGTCTACCGTACCGGGCACGTCAAAAAACTGACAGCCAGTGATCGCTGGGCCGGTGGTAAGGGGGACCCCATCGGGGTGATTGAAGCCGGTATGGAAGCGGTCCGTACGGCCACGGGGCTGCGTCCTAACCTGATGACCATGGGGGCCGGCGTGATGGCGCTGCTGAAGTTCCACCCGGCGATTCAGGCCGCTATCGGAGCCAACGAACGCAAGCGCATCACCACAGAAATCCTGCAGGACCTCTTTCAGATCGAAGAGATCGTCATCGGTGCCCCGGTCTCCCTGCCGTCCATGAAAGCGGCAATGGATAAGAACAGCGTGCCGGCGGATATCTGGGGAGACAATCTGATGCTGCACTATGTCGGCAAACCGCAGCCGGGGGCGGACAGCGCGGACGAGAACGAGCCGTCCTTCGGCTACACCCTGCGTCGTAAGGGGATGCCTGTTGCCGACAAATACGACGGAGCCGGTGGCAAGGTGAAGTACTGCCGTTATACCGATATCTACAAAGTCGCCGTGGTTGGTGGCGATGCCGGGTATCTCATTACCGGTATCAGTAAATAAGGAGGCGTTATGGGAACCACTCAGCAGGTCATTCTGATCACAACCGTAACGGCAGGGGCAGCACTGGCACAGCAGCGTTTTGTCGGGGCAGATAATACCCCCTGTAAAGCCGGTGCCGCAGCGCTCGGGGTTGCCGAAGTGGATGCTGTTACCGGCGACAGCACGCCGGTGAGCGTTCTGGGCATTATTGCTGTCGAGGCCGGGGCCGCTGTCAGCCGTGGTGTGGCTGTTCAGTCAGATGCTCAGGCCAGAGCCGTGCCGCAGTCCGGCGACGGTAAATCCTGTGGTATTGCACTTGATGAAGCCGGGGGTGAAGGCGACGTCATTCGTATCCTGCGCGGGGTGTGACATGTACTGCACCCTGGAGGATTTGCTTGCGCAGGTGCCGGAGCGGACGCTTATCGAGCTCACCAGTGAAGAGATGGACTTCGACTCGCCTGCAACAGTGAATACCCGTGTGGTGGACAGCTGTATCCGCTATGCCGACGAGCTGATTGATGCCCATCTGCGCGGACGCTATATCCTGCCACTGGCAGAGATACCGACTGTTCTGCGGGACATTGCCATCACGCTGGTCCGTTACCGGCTCTACGCCCGCCGCCCGGAAGGTGACCTCCCGGATACGGTGAAGGATGACCACAAAGAAGCGCTGCGGCAACTCAGGGAGTTACGTGATAACAGGCTCACGCTGGGGCTGCCGTCCACTCAGAAAGATGTGCCTGAGCCTGGCGAGTTTCGTGTACGCAGTCGCCCGGCCACTTTCGGCGGTCGTGACGGTTTACTGGAGAAATACTGATGAACGTTCTGCCCGTCCTTGATGCGGTACTGGCCCGGTTACGCGAGAAGCTGCCGCAACTGCAGGTGGAGTACTTCCCGGAGAAACCGGCTGAATATCGCCTGAACCATCCGGTTGGCGCGTTGCTGTTGAGCTATGCCGGTTCGCGCTTTGACAGGCCGGATGATACCGGTGCGGTGATCCAGTCTCAGACTATCCAGCTCTGCGTCACGGTGGTCTTCCGCCAGCTCAACGGTAAAAAAGGGGCGATTAATGTCCTGGATGCTGTCCGCCGCATTCTCGGTGGCCACACCCCGCCCGGCTGCCGCCGCCGTATCTGGCTGACCCGCGAGGTGTTTATCGGTGAAGTCAGGGGGCTGTGGCAGTACGCCCTCGACTTCGCGACTGAAAGCGTCTTTATCGAAGACAGCGATTTACCGTCCGGCCCGCTGTTAACCGAAGTGAACTATGAGGAAAGCGAGTGATGAAAGAATACCGCTATTCCGGCCCGGCCAGCGGCGTCACGCTGTCGGACGGAACCGAAATCCTGCTCTGGCCGGGGAAGACGGTTTCCCTGCCGGAGGAGCATGACTACGTGAAGGTACTGGTGGCGCTGAAACATCTGACGCCGGTACCTGAAGAGACTAAACCCGCCGGCACACCGGCTGTGCAGTCACCAAAGCGCAGAAGCAGCAGTGACAGCGAAGTGAAAACGGAGGACACCCATGGCAGCTAACTATCTGCATGGTCCCGAAACCATTGAGGTGGAAAACGGAGCCCGCCCGGTTAAAACGGTGAAATCTGCCGTTATTGGCCTGATTGGTACCGCCCCGATGGGGGATGTCAATACGCTGGTACAGTGCCTGTCTGAGAAAGACGCAGCGGCATTTGGCAGCCAGTTCACCGGCTTTACCATTCCGCAGGCGCTGGATGCGATTTATGACCATGGTGCAGGTACCGTTCTGGTCATTAACGTCCTCGACCCGGCGAAACATAAAACGGCGATCGAGGATGAGGTGGTTACCTTTGACAAATCGACAGGGCAGGCCAGACTGGCGCATCCGGTTGTCGCTAATGTGGTGGTGAAAAACAGTGAAGGCAGCACCACCCACACGGCGAACACGGACTACCGTGTTGATGCGCAGGCGGGTGTGCTCACGAACCTGGGCAAGGCTATTGAGGCCGGTGGCAGCGTGAAGGTGAGCTATGAGTACGCGGACCCGTCGAAGGTGACTGCGGCGGACATCATCGGCGGGGTGAATAGCGCCGGAAACCGAACTGGCATGAAGCTGCTTAACGACAGCTTCAACCTGTACGGCTATTTCGCCAAAATTCTGATTGCGCCGGTGTTCTGCACCCAGAAGAGTGTCGCAGTTGAGCTTATCGCCATGGCAGAGAAGCTGGGCGCGGTAACCTACATTGATGCGCCTGTCGGTACCACCTTTGCACAGGCTCTGGCAGGTCGTGGCCCGGAAGGCACCATCAACTTCAATACCAGCTCCGACCGCGTCCGTCTGTGCTATCCGCATGTGAAGGTATATGACCCGGTGACAAACACAGAGCGTCTGGAGCCGCTCAGCCAGCGTGCAGCAGGTCTGCGTGCCAGAGTCGATCTGGACAAGGGCTACTGGTGGTCATCCTCCAATCAGGAGATTCTGGGGATCACCGGCGTGGAGCGCCAGCTGTCCGCGATGATTGATGACCCGCAGAGTGAGGTGAACCTGCTTAACGAACAGGGGATCACCACGGTATTCAGCAGTTACGGCAGCGGCCTTCGTCTGTGGGGTAACCGGACGGCAGCATGGCCAACGGTCACCCATATGCGTAACTTTGAGAACGTTCGCCGCACCGGTGATGTGATCAACGAGTCCATTCGTTATTTCAGCCAGCAGTACATCGACATGCCGATTACTCAGGCGCTGATTGATGCACTGACGGAGTCGGTCAACGCCTACGGTCGCAAAATGACTGGTGATGGTGCGGTACTGGGCTTCCGTTGCTGGTTTGATCCGGCCCGCAATCCGGAGACGGAGCTGGCCGCCGGGCACCTGTTGCTGAGCTACAAATATACGCCACCACCGCCGCTGGAGCGACTGACGTTTGAGACTGAGATCACCTCGGAATACCTGTTAACCCTGAAAGGGGGCAACTGATGTCAAAGATTGAGATAAACCGCATCACGAATGCCAACATCTATCTGGATGGTACTAACCTGCTGGGACGGGCTGAGGAAGTTAAACTCCCCGATGTCTCCATGATTATGCAGGAACACAAGGCGCTGGGGATGGTGGGTAAGGTGGAACTCCCGGCTGGTTTTGACAAACTGGAAGGCGAAATCAAATGGAACAGCTTTTACCGCGATGCGATGCTGTCTGCCGCGAACCCGTACAGGTCGCTGGCACTGCAGTGTCGTTCCAGCGTCCAGCGCTACAGCTCGCAGGGGCTGATTGACGAAATCCCGCTGGTCACCTTCCTGACGATTATGTTCAAGAAGAACCCGCTGGGGACGTTCAAACAGCACGAGAACGCCGAGTTCTCCAGTAGCTTCACCTGCACGTATATCAGACAGGTACTGGATGGTGAAGAGCTGCTGCAACTGGACTATCTGGCCAACATCTTCCGGGTCGGCGGTGTTGATCAACTGACTGACTACCGTATCAATATCGGGGGCTGACGGTGAGTGTTGAACTGACGGATAAAGGAGGACGATGTGCGGCACTGGGCATGTCAAATGGTACGTGGTTTACCCTCCTTGATATTCCGGGGGTGGAAACCCTTTTTAATACCCGTAAAACCAATGACCCGATTGACTGCACACGTTCAAAGGCCCGCAAACTGGCGGATTTGATTGAAGCATGGGAGCCTCCCGACCACTGGTTCTCCGGCATCGGCAAATCTGAGGGAAAGACGCTTCTCATCGCTTTCCTGCGTAACTGCAAGGGGTTTCGCACTTGCTGACATCACAGGGGCTCCGGCCCCTTCTTCTTAATCTCCTTTAATATCCGTCACGCGCTTCTCCCGACATACTGCCCTGAACTTACACAGGAGCACAATCATGTCACAGACCCCATCCGATACTTTTAAATTGTCTTATCCCTTCACCACTGCTGCAGGCACCAGAATTGAGCTGGTTGAACTGAAACGCCTGACGGTAAAAGACCTGAAGCAGGTGCGCAAAATCAGCAAAAACCCGGCAGACTGGGACGAACCGCTGATTGCCCGCAGTACTGGTCTTCTCCCGGAAGATCTCGACAATATGGATCTGGCTGATTACCTGCAGTTACAGAAACGATTTCAGCTCATCACGGGGATGGGTGAGAGCAACCAGGGCGCTGACGCAGGCGCAGGGGCTGCTGGCGAGATGGTTCCGGTTTCAGCCGGGGGAGATTGATGCCCTCGATACTGACGATCTGGAGATGTGGCTGGAGCAGGCTGAAGAGCAAATAAAAAGCGAGTACGGCGACAAATCATAGTACAGACAGCCGCCAGTAGCGGCTGGGTTGCGGGTGCATCCGGG